AAGAACTTCGTATCAGTACAACCAATGAACTTACCAGCAGGTTTGGTATTCTTCATGGATTTCAAGTACACAAACACAGGTGGTGGTGCAGAAAAGACAGCAGGTGAATCACTCTACGGTACAACATCAGGTTCAGGAATCCTCCCACGTGGTGGTTTCTATGGTGCTGGTGAATTTGGATACTCAATCAATAACGTATCAGTAACAGGTTTAACAGTAACAGGTGCAACCGCATCAGTATCAGATGTAAATTTCAATGATACATACTCAGCATCAGCAGCAGCTGGTGACCTTCGTTACCACGATGTAGCATTATCAAACTTACCAGGATATGACGCAAACGCAGTTCGTGGTTTCCGTGTTTCTGGTTCTGGTGTTGATTTCGGTGCATTGTTACTTCCAGAATTCACAACAATTGTTGGCTCAAACGTTCGTTTCGTCGTATCTTCATCAGCAGCAGGTACCTTGAAGCAAGTTGATTACTTCAAGCAACCAACAGACACCACACGTGGTGACTTCGAAGATCGTGATAACTCAGTAACAAACTTGAACATTCCACAAATTGATTTGGAACTTCGTTCGGAAACAATCGTAGCAAAGACCCGTAAGTTGAAGGCAGTCTGGTCACCAGAACTTGCACAAGACTTGAACGCATACCACAGTGTTGATGCAGAAGCAGAATTAACAGCAATGTTAAGTGATTACATCTCAACAGAAATCGACCTTGAAATCCTTGATATGTTAATCTCAAACGCAACAACCACCGAATACTGGTCAGCAGAAGTAGGTAAGGTATGGAACGGTTCAACATTCGTTTCAAGTGCAACACTCAGTGGTCAAGCTTGGACAAACATGACTTGGTTCCAAACACTCGGTCAAAAGATGCAAAAGGTTTCAAACCGTATTCATCAATTGACAATGAGAGGTGGTGCAAACTTCGCAGTGGTATCACCAACAGTCGCAACAATCCTCGAAACAATTCCAGGATTTATGGCTGGAACAGACGGTGACAAGATGGAATTCGCAGGTGGCGTAACAAAGGTTGGTTCATTCCAAAACCGTTTCACCATCTATAAGAATCCATACATGACCGAAAATACATTGGTAATGGGCTTCCGTGGAAGTAACTTCCTCGAAACTGGTGCAGTATATGCTCCATACATCCCACTTATCATGACTCCATTGGTCTACGATCCAAACAACTTCACACCACGTAGAGGTGTAATGACCCGCTACGCTAAGAAGATCGTACGTCCAGAATTCTTCGGTAAGATTTACATCGCAGGGTTGAACACACTCTAATAGATGTAAAAGGGTAGCACATTAGAAATTGGGGTGGCCGAAAGGTCACCCCTTTTTCTTTTTATATAAATCAAACTACTATTTATACTAAGAGTTTTTCTATCCACGAGATTAATATGGCAATATTAAGTGATGATCCAATAGTTTATGATGGTGATCCTGAAAATCCGTATGGATTGACGGCATTTGGTATTTTTGATAATGAAGCAGCATTTCAAACAGACGCCCCAAAAGTAGCTGATTATGTAGCTAATAGATTGGGATATCCTGTATTGGATGTTGAATTAGTAGATAAAATGATTTATACTTGCTTTGAAGAAGCGATAATGACATATGGTTCCCAAGTCAATCAGTTTCAAGCTCGTGAACACATGCTTACCCTTCAAGGATTATCAACTGGTAGTGCATTAACACAAAAAAATATAATTGGAACACCACTACAACAATTGGTACGGATTGCGTCAGATTATGGAACAGAAGCACAATCTGGTGGTGATGTACAAGTTAAGCAAGGATACATTTCCGCATCAGCATACACTCAATCATATGACTTAAAAACATTATGGTCCGATGTTAGTGAAAGTGGAAAAGCTATAGAAATTCGTCGTGTATATCATTATATGCCATCTGCAGTTGCTCGTTACTACGATCCATTTGCAACTACGGGTCTGGGTTTAACAAACTTGATGAGTGAATTTGGATTTGACGGATTTTCACCACCAGTGACATTCGTGATGATGCCAGCATATGAAGATTTACTCCGTATTCAAGCAATTGAAATTAACGATATGATACGTAAGAGTCAATATTCGTTTGAAATCTCGGATAATGTTATTCGTTTTTCACCAATCTTTAAGAAAGAAGCAACTGTGTGGTTTGATTATATGGTGGTGGATGATAAGACAGGTGCAAATAAAACATTCAATACAGGTAGTAATGTTGTAGCAGATTATTCAAATATACCATACAATCACATTCCATATTATACTATAAACGCTATAGGTAAAAATTGGATTTTTAGATATACATTAGCATTAGCAAAAGATACATTAGGTAATGTTCGTGGTAAATATGAAAACGTACCTATTCCAGATCAAATAATTAAATTGGATGGTGATGTGCTTCGTAGAGAAAGTAAGGATGAAAAAGAAGCACTATTAAAAGAAATTCGTGATACATTAGAACAAACTGGCTTACAAGCACAAATGAAGAAGCAAGCAGAAAATGCAAAATACATGCAAGAAATGTTTAGTAAAGTTCCCACATTAATTTATATCGGATAATATGCCACGTTTTGTATCTCAAAAAGACTTTACATTTTTTCAACATATAAATGAAGAAATAGTATTTGATGTAGTTGATGTTGATGTCATCTTATATAAGATTGCACTAGAAACTACATCAGTAAATTTATATGGTGAAGCAACAGAAAAAACAAGATATACCGGTGTAGAATTAAAGTCATTGGTCAAATATCCAAAAGTAAGACCAGAAACAAGAGATGGATTTGGATTAGACATTACACAAAATGTAGAATTTAGATTTGTTCGTTCAATGTTAGAAAATGTGGCAGTATACCCAGAACCAGGTGATATCATAGGATTTAATGGATTGTTCTATGAAATTGATAACACTATGGATAGTCAATTAGTAGCGGGACAACCATATAATTCACATTCGTTAATTTGTTCGGCTCATTTAACTCGTCGTAGTGGTATTCAAATTGAGGAGGCCAACACCTAATGGCTGATTATAGTGAAAGAAAAGCAGAACAACCTATAACACAGGTTGTTGATAATATCAAACCAACTGAAGTACAAAATCGTGGTTTGGATACGACAACAAATACTGGTGATACGCCAATAGCGGTCACCCTAATGACTGTTGATGAAACTCTTATAAAATATTTAACCGAACGTATAAAACCGATAACCACGCAAGATGGAAAATCTGTAAAAGTACCTATTATTTATGGTAATCCTGAACGATGGAAAAGTGTTCAAAAAGACGGTGTATTACGTGACAAATTCAACAAAATACAGCTACCAATCATTATGATTCGTAGAACAGGTATGAAGAAAAGTAAAGAAAATTCATCGGTGAATAAATACCTTGAAAGAACTTTTGAAACCGGATGGAACCGATACAACCCATATGATAGATTTGCTGTAGTTAATAAAATACGACCAGTTAAAAAATACGTAACGACTGTCACCCCTGACTATTTCGACCTCACCTATGAATGTATGGTATGGACAGAATATATGGAACAGATGAATAGATTGGTAGAACAAATATCATTTGAGGACAATGAATATTGGGGAGACAGAGGAAAGTACAAATTTATAACAAATATACCAGAGTACAAAACCGACACAACTTTACCAGACATTCAGGATAGATTAGTTAGAACAACATTTAATTTGAATGTAAAGGCGTACCTGTTACCAGAGAGAATGTTGGATAAATATGGTAAAATTATGCAAACATCACAGCAAAGATATTCGGTTAAAAAAATTGTTACTTTTACTGAAATAGAAGAAGGTTAAAACCATTGTTTGAGTAAAATAACGTATATTTATAATACGAGTACGATTATATTCAAGGAGGTTATATGAGTGAGGTAAAGAAATTGACAGATGAGGAGTTATCATCTGTCAAAGGTTTGCGTGAAGAATTATTAAGTATAATTTCTAATGTAGGACAATTAAAATTAACCTACGATTTGTTAGAAGAAGATTTGAATGCTACGAAAGAACAGCTATCCGTACAATCAAAAAGATACAAAGAATTGTTGAGTAGAGAAAAAGAATTAGTCGATACATTCGTAAAAAAATATGGAATTGGTTCTTTGGATATTGAAACTGGTATATTAACCCCTGAGCAATAAGTAATATTGGAGATTCCCATATGGCAGTAGAACGCATTGTTAGTCCTGGCGTTTTCACACAAGAACGTGACCTTAGTTTCTTACAAGAAGGGGTCGGTGCAATCGCTGGTGCATTCATTGGTCCAACAGCAAAAGGACCAGCATTTATTCCAACTGTAGTCACAAGTCCGCAAGATTTTGAAAACAAGTTTGGTACACCGGATAATAAGTCATTCTTAGGATTGACTGTAAGAAATTACTTAAATGAATCAAGTCAAGCAACAGTAGTTCGTGTTCTTGGACTAGATGGATACAGTAATACAAGTCACACACCAGCAATGTTGTACGCATCAGGTACTTCTGGATCATTCCTTTACGCACTACTTCATCCTACAGTAGATGGTGTTGATATCACCGCAGTTAGTGCAAGTGATGCACCAAGTAGTTTTAAATTAAATATAACAACTACCGGTGGTTCCTACGCAGGTACAGCATTAAGTACTACTAATGGAAGTGCAGCGTACTTTGTAGGAGAACTTGGAACAGGGGTTGAAGGTTCAAAGGGAGCATATGTATACGCACTATTTCCAGAAGCAATTAACAATGCAGGAGCAAACGTTAGTATAGGAGCAGTATTAAACACTCAACTTCTAAACTTTAGTGGTAGTTCATATAACAACGCATCAACTCCTTGGATTCAATCACAAACATTGGGTGGATCAAAACAAAATTTATTTAAGTTGCATACTATTAGTGATGGTGTTAGTGCAAACAAACAATTTAGAGCATCAATCATTGGTCCTGTAAAGGGACAAGTTTCTGGTAGTGATTATGCAACATTTGGATTAATACTTCGTGACCTTACCACCGGAGCTCCAATAGATGGTGGGCAATGGTTAACTTTGGATTTAAATCCAAATAGTCCAAATTATATCGCACGCAGAATTGGTAACAGCGCACCAACAACAAATCCAAACACAAATGAAATTTACTACGAAGGTGAATATGCAAACACCAATCCATACATTTATGTAGAAATGGCAGACGGTGTAGAAAACTTATCAACTGACGCAGTACCATTTGGATTTGCTGCATTACAAACACCATTTGCTTTTGGTGTAGTAAATGGACTAACCACAGCAAGTATATCACCAACATTTATTAGTTCATCTTGGACACTTAGTGGTGTTCGTGGATATCAAGCTGGCGCAACATATAACGCAAACGAATATTATGGATTCCAATATCCAACTACATTAACACAATTTAATACTAACGTATCGTTGTTAGCTCCACTAGCAAGTGGTTCAACATCAGTAGGTGCAGCTTTCAGTCTAGAAAACTTAGGAAATACAGAAATACAAAACTCAGCAGGTTCATTTGTTACTGTTGCAAATTTCTTAAATAATGCAAGTGGTGTAACAAATAAATTAAAGTTTGATATTCCATTCCAAGGTGGATTTGATGGATTGAATCCGGCACGTGAAATTTTGATGTATTCTAATATTACAGCAACAAACACACAAGGATTTGATTTATCAACATCTACCGCAGCTGGCACTACTGCATATGTTAAGGCACTTAACGCAATTGCAAATCCAGATGCATACGATATGAATTTATTAGTATTACCTGGTGTTGTACATTCACTTCATCCATATGTTTCTGATTATGCATTAAGTGTTTGTGAAAACCGTGGTGATGCATTCTATATTATGGACTTAACTGATGCAAATTCAAGTGTTGTATCAGCAGTTCAAGAAGCAGCGTTACTTGATACTAACTACGCAGCAGGGTATTATCCTTGGGTAAAAGTAGTAGATACAAATAACACTGTAAGATTTGTTCCACCATCTGTAGTTCTTCCAGAAGTATATGGATACAGTGACAGAATACAAGCAGAATGGTACGCACCAGCAGGTTTGAACCGTGGTGGTATTAGAGGTGCTGTAGGTGTCAAGACACGTTTGACCCAATCAGATCGTGATACCTTATATGAAGGTAAAGTCAATCCAATCGCATCATTCACAGGTCAAGGTGTTTGTGTTTGGGGACAAAAGACATTACAACGTAGAGCATCAGCACTTGACCGTGTAAATGTTCGTCGTTTGTTAATTACTGTCAAGAAGTTTATCGCAAGTTCAGCACGATTCCTCGTATTCGAACAAAATGTTGAAGCAACACGCAACCGCTTCCTCAGTATTGCAAATCCATTCTTGGCAAGTATTCAAGAACGTTCTGGCCTATACTCATTCCGTGTGGTTATGGATGATAGTAATAACACACCAGATGTAATTGACCGTAACACATTGGTTGGTGCAATTTACTTACAACCAACAAAGACTGCTGAATTTATTACCTTAGAATTCAACATTCTTCCAACTGGCGCAACATTCGTCGGATAATTGGTTATATTTTTAGGTTAGATACTATTTATTGATAAATCCGTTAGGAGATATAGATGCCAAACAATATTGTAAACGAAAGTGAAATTTTCTTTACCGCGTTTGAACCAAAGGTCAAGAATCGCTTTTTAATGTTAATTGAAGGAGTTCCTTCATACCTTATCCGAAAGGTAAGTCGCCCAGAAATTCGTCAAGATTCAATTAAGGTACCACACATTAATACTGTTCGTTATGTAAAGGGTATGAGTGTATGGCAAGAAATGACCTTGACTCTTTACGATCCTGTTGTACCATCTGGTGCGCAAGCAGTGATGGAATGGGTCAGATTACACCACGAATCAGTTACAGGTCGTGACGGATATGCAGAATTTTACAAGAAAGATTTGGCAATTCAAGTTCTCGGTCCAGTTGGTGACAAAGTTGAAGAATGGATTATCAAGGGAGCACAAATTACCCGTGTAACTTTTGGTGATTTAGAATGGGCAGAAACTAGTGATAATGTTTCAATAGAAATGACAATCCAACCAGATTACTGTATATTAAACTACTAATCTTAAAAACAGATGTATTTATCCCCTTCGTGATATTGTGTTTTATTATTCACGAGGGGGATTTTTACTTGTAAAACCTACTTGTATGAAATATTTTGATACTTATATAGAGGTATAAAATATTTCAACGTTTGGGTGTAAGATATGCCAAATTTAACAGAATTACGAGTAGGACAAGGTGAAACATTCGAAGTACTCGTAACTTTGATACAAACAACACCAAATATACCATTAGATATTACACACTATAATATCACGGGACAAGTTCGTGAAAATTATACTACAGACGAAATTGCAGCTGCATTTGATATACAAAAAGTAATACCGTATGCATCTGGAAGTTGTATAATTTCTTTAACAGAAGCACAAACATCAAATCTCACACAACGTAGATATGTCTATGATATTTTGATTAGCAGTGGTTCGGGAACCCCTGTTAATCGTCGTATATTGGAAGGACCATTTATTGTTCGTCCCGCTGCAACGAGATAAAAGATGAGTTTACCAGATATTACTGTTGTCATACAAAAACCAGATGTAGTTGTAAGAAACTTAGGTGGGTCGGGATCATTTTTAAATGTTGCCGATTCTACGATTAGTGCTTCTTATGCTCTCACCGCAAGTTATGCATTAAATGGTGGTGGCGGCGGTGGTGGTGGTGATGGAGCAACCGGTGCAACTGGCCCCCAAGGACCAACAGGTGTAACGGGACCAACAGGCCCCCAAGGTGTAACAGGTCCAACGGGCGTTACAGGTGCAACTGGCGTGGCTGGAGCAGCAGGTGTTACTGGTGCAACTGGTATAGCTGGAACGAGCGGTCAAACAGGTGCAACTGGTCCACAAGGACCACAGGGTGTTCAAGGTAATACCGGTGCAACTGGACCCATTGGACAAACAGGTCCAGCGGGTGTTACAGGTGCAACAGGAGTAGCTGGAGCTACAGGTGCTGAAGGTGCAACCGGACCACAAGGTGCAACTGGTGTAGCAGGTGTCACCGGCGCAACGGGAATCGGAACCACAGGTGCAACTGGTGTCGCTGGTGCAGACGGTGACAGATATCATACTAGTACAACCAGTTCATTTGAAATTTCTGGTAGTGGTCAAGTAACAATATATACTACTGATTTAAATCTTGATTATAGTATTGCACAAACAATCATTTTAGCATATGATATTAGTAATCACCAACATGGTGAAGTAGTAAGTTACAACCCATCCACAGGTGAATTAGTATTTAATAGAACCACATTTCAAGGTTCTGGAACATATAGTAGTTGGTCTGTCAATCTTGACGGTGCAGTTGGTATTCAAGGTGCAACGGGCGCCCAAGGTGTTACAGGTGCAACAGGAGTTACCGGAGCAACAGGTATCCAAGGACCAACAGGACCAGAAGGACAAACCGGCGCCACAGGTGTAGCGGGTGTTACTGGTGCAACCGGTATTCAAGGTGTCTCCGGTCCAACAGGACCGCAAGGTGTTCAAGGTGACACCGGTGCAACTGGTCCAATTGGTGCAACAGGTGCAGAAGGTGTCGCTGGCGCAACTGGTGTGCAAGGTGCAACAGGTGTAACACCTGCAGGAACTATTTCAAGTTCAGCACAAATTAATGAATTATCTGGCGTATCTGCTTCATACGCATTAACAGCCTCTTACGCAACGAATGGTGGTGGTGGTATATCATCATCATACGCAGCTACTGCATCCGTAGCAGAAGGATTTACTACAATATTTGCAGGAACATACGAAACTGGTTCTACATTTGTTATGGCAGAACCACCTGGAATCGTACAGAGTGCAAGTCACGCTGTCACCATCCGTGGTGGTACTGCCAATTATTTACCATTGTGGCAAACGGCAAATAGTTTGACTAAGAGTTTATTATATCAAACTGGGTCAAGCATCATATTAAATGGAACTTCGTTCTTTGATACAAACGCACCTGATGTGTTTGGTATTTACGCAGGTTTGGTAAATTCGTATAATTTAATATCTGCACACGCAAATGTAGATAACTATTTACAAATTAATATTCGTAATTTTAGTACAGGTTCAACCGCATCATCCGATTTCGTGGCCACCGCTGATAATGGAGGGGAAACCACAGGATATATTGATTTAGGTATTAACGGACAAAATTATTCTGGTGTGCATATTTACGATATGCCAAATGATGGTTATCTTTATAATGTTGATGGTGACTTGATAATTGGCGCCGCAACAGCAAATAAAAATGTTACCATATTTGCTGGTGGTGATGAATATTCCGCTGGTAAATTACGATTAAAAGCAAATAATCAACATGAACTTACTGGTAGTCTGTTTGTAACAGGTTCATTAACCGTTTCTGGTTCATCTACCTTTACTAATATCGGACCAGCAATATTAAGTGGTTCTGTTACTATAACTTCTGGAATTACTGGTTCATTATTAGGAACAAGTAGTTGGGCAGTTAGTTCTTCACACGCAACTACAGCATCATATGTCTCAACGGTACCAGCAACCGCATCATTTGCAGTCACCGCATCATATGCATTACCAGTAGGGTTACCAAGTGGACTAATATCTAGTAGTGCGCAGGTTGCAACGTTTGGTAATATTCGTATTCAAGTAGGAACGTCAAATAAAAATAGTGGTACAGCGTTCTACTTTAACTCAAATACAGTAACAGCAGGTGATTCGGCTTCGCCTGGTCAAGATACGGCATTTTTAATCCAATCAACAGGATTAAGTAATGTTACGGTGTATTTACGACAGAGTGCAGCAGGTCCAAATTCTACACTTGTAGGTATCGCTAAAAATGCAAATGGTTCTGCATTTTCTGGAGCAACACTAATCGCCAGTTCGTCGTTAAACTTAACCGCAAATACTATCCAAACATATACATTCTCTGGGTTAACACTAAGTCAATTTGATGCAATCCATATTTATGTAGACCCAACAAATGCACCAAGTGAAATGTTCGGAGTGGTGGTTGTATCGTAATTATACTATTTATTAAAGAATTTTTGATTTGAGATAATATGGCAGCCAATCGTTTTATACCATTATTTAGTACGCAATCGGGAGCAATACCAACAGCAAGTGCCTTGTATGAAGGAGAACTTGCGGTTAATATTGCTGACGGTAGATTATTTACGCGAAGTGGTTCATCTGTTGTACTATTAAACAATGGTGTCTCCGCTAGTTACGCATTAACCGCTAGTTACGCATTAAACGCACAATCTGGTGGTAGTGGTGGTGGTAGTCCATTAGTCAATATTGACACATATACATTTGTTGGTGACGGAACAACTACAAACTATATTTTATCTTCAAGTTATAGTTTAAATGCTCTCGAAGTAAATGTAGATGGTCTAACCTATACAAAAACAATAGATTATTCTGTAACGGGTGCAACGTTCTCGTTTGTATCAGCACCACCATCAGAATCAAATATATTAATTAGAGCATTTGTTAATTATAGTGAAAACGGGTCCGCAAGTGGTTCATTTAGTGGGTCATTTACGGGATCTTCTAGTTTTACGGCATTACCAAATATTACAATTAAAGTAGATAACCACGCATATGTGGGAAATGGTTCTACAACAAACTATACTTTATCTCAATCATATGATGAAAACGTATTGTTCGTTTCTGTTGATGGATTAAGTAATACTTTAGTAGAGGATTTTTCTGTATCTGGAGCTACTTTACAATTTGTAACAGCTCCACCAAGTCAATCAAATATCTTGGTAAAAGGAATACGATTGGCATTAGTTTAAATAAATTATGTCTAACAAGATAACGGTTATATTTATAGTAGATAACTAATTGTATGAGAATTTAAATGGCACTTACTAGACTCTCTGGCTTATTGATTAAAACTGGCAGTATTCCCGCTGACGCCATCAGTGGGAGTATTTTGTCTGCCTCATATGCACTAACCGCAAGTTACGCATTAAATGGTGGTGGCGGTGGTGGGGAAACTGGTGCAACTGGTGTAACCGGTGCAACGGGACCACAAGGACCAGTTGGTGTAACTGGTGCAACAGGTATTGCAGGAGTCACAGGCGCTACAGGAGCAACTGGTGATACAGGTGCAACTGGACCAGCAGGTGTTACTGGCGCAACTGGTGTAGCAGGTCCAACAGGAGCCCAAGGTGATACAGGTGCAACTGGACCGCAGGGACCACAAGGTGTGCAGGGTAATACGGGTGCAACTGGCCCAATTGGTCAAACAGGCCCACAAGGTGTTACTGGCGCAACTGGTGTAGCAGGTCCAACAGGCGCTCAAGGTGATACAGGTGCAACCGGGCCAATCGGTGTTACGGGTGCTACTGGAATAGGAACCACCGGTGCTACAGGCCCACAAGGTGATATTGGTGAAACAGGCCCACAAGGTGTCACTGGTGCAACTGGAGTAGGTACTACAGGTGCTACTGGTGTACCAGGTCAATCTGGTGCAACTGGTCCTGAAGGACCACAGGGTGTTCAGGGAGACACAGGAGCAACAGGTCCAATCGGTCAAACAGGCCCACAAGGTGTCACTGGTGCAACTGGAGTAGGTACTACAGGTGCAACTGGTGTTCAAGGAGCAACCGGTATTCAAGGAGAAACAGGCTCACAAGGTGTCACGGGTGCAACTGGAGTAGGTACTACAGGTGCAACTGGTGTAGCTGGTGCTGACGGTGATAGATATCATACAACTTCTACTACAAGTTTTACTCTTGGTAGTGGTAGCCAACAAACAGTATATACAGTAGATTTAAATCTTGATTATTCAATCGGTCAAGATATTATATTAGCTTCTGGTAGTACTAATATTCAATATGGTGAAGTAGTTTCTTACAATGGTGGTACAGGCGAATTAGTATTTACTAAAACAAATTTCCGTGGATCAGGTACATACGATAGTTGGGAAATCAATCTTAATGGTGCTGTAGGTATCCAAGGTGCAACTGGTGTCCAAGGCGACACAGGTGCAACAGGTATCCAAGGTGCAACTGGTGTTCAAGGAGCAACCGGTATTCAAGGAGAAACTGGTCCAATTGGTGTTACAGGTGCTACCGGAGTCGCAGGTCCAACAGGCCCACAAGGTGATATTGGTGAAACAGGCCCACAAGGTGTCCAAGGTAATACAGGTGCAACAGGTCCTATTGGTGCAACTGGTGTCCAAGGTGTAACAGGTCCAACAGGACCACAAGGTGACATCGGTGAAACAGGACCGGTGGGTACTACTGGTGCAACTGGTGTCCAAGGTGTAACAGGTCCAACAGGACCACAAGGTGACATCGGTGAAACAGGTCCTGTCGGTGGAACAGGACCAACAGGACCACAAGGTGAAACAGGTCCAACAGGACCACAAGGTGACATCGGTGAAACAGGACCAATAGGACCAACAGGCCCACAAGGTGTCCAAGGTAATACAGGTGCAACAGGTCCTATTGGTGCAACTGGACCAATTGGAGTAACAGGTGCAACGGGTATCCAAGGGC